GCTAATACTCATGTAGATGATGGTCAAATCACCTGTTTATTAATGCTTGAAGGAGAAGGAGATTTTGAACTTGGTCAAGAGGTAATACCTTTTAAAGAGAATAGATTAATTTTGTTTAATTCAAAAATACCACATAGAGGACGTTCCCCTACAAAAGGTTACAGAATAACATTAGCATTTAAAACAAATGAAATACTTAATTGAAGATGAAAACTTTTTAACTAAAGAAGAAAAAGAACACATAGATAATGTGTTTAGTAAAATACCTTTTTATTATCAAAAATATATAGGGACTTATAGAAGAGACGCTCCTGTGTTGATTCATAATTTAGTTGCTAGAATTGATGCTCCAGAATTTAAAAATAAGATAGATAGAAATTTGTCAAATCACACTGCATTTTTTTTAAGTATTTTATTAAGATTTACAAAACAATATAATTTAGAGTTTAATAAAATATTAAGGGGAGTAATTAATATAACGTCTAAAATACAATATGATAAAACAATCGTACACGTAGATCATGAAAAAGATACACCTCACTCCATATTCATGATGTATTTTGGAGAGGACGTACACGGTAATTTAAATGTTTATGAAGAAGATAGAAAAACTTTAATTAAAAGCATTACTCCTAAAAATTATAAAATAGTTTGTTTTGGAGATAATGTTCCTCATCAATTTGAATACCCTAAACATGGCATGAGAAGATCATTAGTTTTTACTTTTAATTAAATGCAAAAATATACATTACATAAAAATTTTATTGAAGAAAGTGTATTAAACATTTTATCTGATTGGATAGATAAAAACAAACATACTTTTCAAGATGCAGGTATGGGTGGTAATAGAGTTACATCTAGATATTTTGAAAAGATGAAATACCCTAAAGAAGTTTATGAAGTTCAAAATAAAATAGAAAAAAATTTAAAAGTAACTAATTTACATTTTATGGCTGCTAGTTGTGCTTTTCCTGGTGATCATTGTTATTTACACAAAGATCCAATACATGAAAAAGGTTATGATACATTTCACTGTAATTTATTTTTATCAAATGTAGAAGGAGGTCAACCTTACGTTTTAAAAACACCAATTGAAGATGACATAATAGAGTTTAATAAAGGAGATCTACTTTGTTATTATGTTTCTAAAATTTATCATGGTAGTAAAATTTTAAGTAAAGGAGAAAGAAAAATGTGGGTGTTCAGTTTCTTAGTAAAAAATGAATAAAGTTTATCCAATATTCCCTACACCTATCTACAAGACACAATTAAAAAATATAGTGTCTCAAAAAGATTTAGATATGTTTAAAAATAAAAAACAAACTTGTTTTAAAAATGAAGGAAACTTTGTTTCTAGAGATACTTATATCTTAGATAATAGTTTTCCTAAATTAAAAGAGGCTTTTATGATTCATGTAAATAACTATTTTAAAGATATCATATGCACCACAAATAACATAACTCCCTACATTACACAGTCCTGGCTTAATTATACAGAGGAAGATCAACATCATCACCATCACTCACATAGTAATTCTATTTTGTCTGGTGTGTTTTATGTTAGTGCAGATAAAGAACACGATTCTATAAAGTTTTACAAACCAGGTAATTCTGTAATTCAATTTAGACACAAAGATTATAACTTGTACAATTCAACATCATGGAAGTTTAACGTTGAAACAAATGATTTAGTATTGTTTCCCTCTAGTTTAGAACACTCTGTTGAAAAGAAAAAAGGATCTAATTTAAGAATTAGTCTTGCTTTTAATGTTTTTATAAAAGGTAATATAGGAAAAAAGGATGACTTAAATGAGTTATCTTTATAAAAATTTTTTAACGTCGAAAGAGATAGATGAAATACACGACACTATCTTTAATATAAATTTCCCTTGGCACTACTCTCATGAGAATACTGTATCGTTATTTGATCTTAAACAAGAGAAAAAAAATTTCTCTAATATTCTGGACTACTATCAAGTGTGTCATGTTTTTTATAGTGACTATTCCAAATACTCTTATCTTCCAAATAAAATAATAAATAGACTTAATCTACCAAATAAAATTTTAAGAGCTAAAGTAAATCTTCAAGGACAAAACAGAAGAGCAACCACAGAAACATACAACTGTCCTCATCGAGATATGGACGATCCACATTTAGCTGCTATTTATTATGTTAATGATAGCGATGGGTTTACTTTTTTGTTTGATAATGATAACAATATTACAGACAGAATTATGCCTAAGAAAGGAAATTTATTACTATTTGATGGAAGCAAGAAACATGCATCAGGACACCCAATAGAATCTTTAAAAAGATGTGTTATAAATTTTAATTTATCAAAATGATTTACGAATTTTTAAATAGAATACTTGTCTTTGGCTTGCCTGGTTCAGGAAAAACTACGTTTGCAAAAAGACTTTGGCAATCTTTAAAAGATGAAAATATTAATTATGCTTATTTTAATAACAATGAGATTAGAAACATGTTTCAAGACTATGACTTTTCATTTAATGGTAGAATGAGACAAAGTGATAGAATGTTTAAGTTGTGTGAGATGGCAAGAGAACCTGGTGCAATTGCAGATTTTGTTTGTCCTTATGAACCTTTAAGAGCAAGATTTAATTATTTTATATGGATGAACACTATAAAAGAAAGTCAGTATGAAGATACAAATAAAGCGTTTCAAACTCCCCAAAAAATAAAACCTGATTTTGAAATAATCAATTTTGAATATGATTATGTAATAAAAGAGATAGTCAAAAAAATAAAAAAAGGTCACGTAAGAGAAATAGATACTACATTAAGATGAATGTTCAACATACAATAGAAAAAACAATTTCTAGAGATTGTTACGTAAGTACCTTTTTTATAGAGGATAAAAATTTATTAGAGAATATAAAACAAAAAATTATAGATAAAGCAAATAACTCTCCTCTTAGTTACAAAACAAATGTAAAAGCAAAGTTTACAGGTTTTGAAAGCTTGTCACTAGAACCTGAAACAAAAGAATTTGCAATGCAAATAAAACCATTTTCAAATATTGTGTGTAATAAAAAAACTGCTATGAAAGAGTGTTGGGGAAATATTTATCACAAGGATGATTATGCAGTGCTACATCATCACAGAGCATGCACTGGATTTTCAGGTATACTATATTTAAGTAATGAAGGACCCGGAACATATTTTAAAGACTTTGATTTAACTATAAAAGAAGAATATGGTAAGGTAGTGTTGTTTGAACCAATGTTACTCCATGAAGTAAAGCCTTCAAATCTACAAACCACAAGAATTACTATGGCTTTTAATTGTTATGAAGTTAGCCCTTGGGAATAAATTATGATACGAGCATATCCATTTAAACCATATAATGATGATTTAATTGTAGAGTATTTACAAGATTATGTTAAAAAAAATCCTTGTTGTTTTAAATATCCAAATTGCACTCACCCACCTCATCAATCAGATCCAAATGTTTTCAATACAGACAACCCCACACTTCAATATATTAAAAAACATTATTTTAAGTTTCTAAATGATGTAATCGGTCCTTACATCGTAGAAGAATCAAAAGCATGGGTTTTAAATGTAGAAAAAAATACTAATACTTTAGGTGTTTGGCACAAACATTTTGAAGAAAAACACAAAGATAATATTCAAATTTCAGGTATTTGTTATATAAGTTCTACAAAAATAGGCACTGAATTTGACTTAAATCATTGTACTTTACAAATAAAACCCATGAGCTGCACTTGGTATATATGGGATTCAAAGGATTTACATCGTCCAATGGAAGGTATTCAAAATACAGATCGAGTAATATTAGCTACACAAACGGCTCTAAATAAGCTATAATTGCCAAGCTTTTTAATTTAAGGTATAATCAACTATGCTACAAAAGATAGGTTTTCAACCAGGATTTAACAAACAGATTACAGAAACCACAGCCGAAGGACAATGGGTTGATGGTGATAACGTAAGGTTTAGATATGGCACACCTGAAAAAATAGGGGGTTGGAGACAATTAGGTGATAATAAACTAACCGGCGCAGCTAGAGCTTTATTTCATTTAGTTAATAAAGAAGGTATTAAATATTCAATTATAGGAACAAACAGAATTCTATACGCTTACACAGGTGGTGTATTCTATGACATACATCCTATTAGAGATACTCAAACGTTAACTAACGCTTTTACAACTACCAATGGATCAACAACTGTAACAGTTACTTATTCGAGTCCTCATGGTTTACTTGCAAACGATATTGTGCTTTTTGATAATTTTTCTACGATTACAAATTCTAATTTTACATCCTCAGATTTTGATGACAAAAAATTTATGGTTACTTCTGCACCTACAGCACTTACTATTACTATTACCATGTCATCAGCAGAAACTGGATCAGGAGCTACAACTTCTGGAGGGATAAGATCACAAGCGTACTATTCTGTTGGACCTGCAGAACAGTTACCAGGTTTTGGTTGGGGATTAGGTTCTTGGAGTGGTGAAGCATCAGGGGCAGTTACAACAACTTTAAATGGCGCATTATTAGATGACACAGCAGGAACTGGTGGATCAGGAACTTCTATTACATTAACAAGCACAACAAACTTTCCATCTTCAGGTACAAACTTTATTCAAGTTGGCAATGAAGAAATTTCTTACACAGGTATTTCTGGAAATGATTTAACAGGAATTACAAGAGCAGTTAGAAACTCTACAAGATCAGGACACTCCAGTGGTGCAACAGTAACTAACTCATCAGACTATGTTGCATGGGGTGAAGCTGCATCAGGAGACTTAGTTCTTGATCCAGGTCTTTGGAGTATTGACGCTTTTGGTAAAACTGTAATTGCTTTGATTCACAACGCAGAAGTTTTTTCATGGAATGCTGATGCATCAAATGCTACAGCAACACGAGCCACAATTATATCTGGTGCACCGACTGCATCAAGAGACATGATAGTATCTACACCTGATAGGCACTTAGTATTCTTTGGAACAGAAACAACTATCGGAGATCCAACAACACAAGATGAAATGTTTATTAGATTCTCTGATCAAGAAGATATTAATACTTACACACCTACAGCAACTAATACAGCTGGTACACAGAGGTTAGCTGATGGATCAAAAATTGTAGGAGCAGTCAGAGGTAGAGATGCAATTTACATATGGTCAGACACATCTTTATTTACCATGCGTTTTGTTGGATCACCTTTTACTTTTGGTTTTGCACAAGTTGGTACAAACTGTGGACTAATAGGACAGAATGCTGCAATTGAAGTTGATGGTGCCGCCTACTGGTTTTCTGAAAACGGATTTTTTAAATACTCTGGTAATCTAGAATCAATGATTTGTTTGGTAGAAGATTTTGTTTTTACAAATTTAAACACTACAGCATCACAATTAATTAATGCAGGTTTAAATAATTTGTTTGGAGAAATAACTTGGTTTTATTGTTCTGAAGGATCTACAGTTATTGATAGACAAGTTACTTATAATTACTTTGATTCGACACCACAAAGACCAGTGTGGACTACAGGAACTTTAGCAAGGGGAACATGGAAAGACTCAGCTATATTTGGTTTACCTCACGCTACAGAATACGACGCTAGTAGTAATGATTCTTATGATGTTGTTGGAAATACAGATGGTTGCACAACATATTTTGAACACGAAACAGGAACTGATCAAATAAAGAGTGGAGCAACTACAGCTATCACTTCTAGCATTGAGTCTGGAGATTTTGATATTACACAACAAAGATCTCAATTAGGTCAATCAACAGGACTTGCAACGTTTAGAGGTGATGG